TCTTACTGAAAGAGTTGCAGCAAAAGCTAAAGGAGGATACCTTAAAGGACTAGACGGAAGGCAGCTACAGGTACGTAGCGCACACTCAGCATTGAACACGCTACTACAGGGTGCTGGTGCTATAGTTATGAAGAAAGCTCTGGTTATCCTAGATGAATATGCACAGGGGTACAGGCTGGACTATAACTTTGTAGGCAACATCCACGATGAAGTGCAGGCTGAAGTAGCACAGGGTCAGGAAGATAAGTACGGGAGATTAGCAGTGTCTTGCATAGAGGCTGCTGGTCTTCATTACAGCCTGAGATGTCCACTAACAGGAGAATACAATGTTGGCAGCAACTGGTCAGAAACCCACTAACTTTAACAAGAGTCGCAAAGGAGATTTTTCTGAGTATTATGCAGTAACTTGGTTATGGGATAAAGGGTATGAAGTATTCAAGAATGCAGGATGCTCTGGGCCTATAGACCTAATTGCTTACCACTTAGAAACACAAGAAACTCTTTTAATAGACGTTAAAACATTCTTTGCACACCCTGAGTCTGGGATTTATAATAGGGCTTCTGAGGGTAGATCGCAACTTCAGAAGGATCTAGGAGTTGTCTTACTTGCTTTCGATCCAAGCACACGTAAACTTAGATTTATAGACCATAGAGAAACAAAATGAAAACAACACATACACTGGTCGATGACATCTACAAACTGGTGAAGACCAAGAACGTAGATAGGTCTGTAGACGCTGAAGCAGAGATTGAGAAGTTTGGCGAAGCGGTTAAGGACTTGATGCGTAAAGAGTTCACCAATCGCGGTGTCTTTGATGGTCGTAAGCTGCGCCTGTCAAACATAGGTAAGGACGATAGATACCTGTGGAACCACTACAACAATGCTGGCCCAAAGGAGCCGATGCAACCACACACGCTAGTCAAGTTCCTGTACGGACATTTGATTGAGGAAATGCTTTTGTTCTTGACACGCCTATCTGGACATGAGGTTACTGACGAGCAGAAAGTGTGCGAGGTGGAAGGGATTGTAGGCCACATGGACTGTCGCATAGATGGAGTAGTAACCGATGTTAAGTCAGCTAGCAGCTACGGGTTTAAGAAGTTTAAGGACGCTACGTTGGCTTTTGATGATCCTTTTGGTTATATAGATCAGATCAAGGCTTATGCCCATTCGGAAGGTGAGACAGAGTTTGGATGGCTTGCCATGGACAAACAGAATGGACACCTAACCTTCTTGAAGTATGACCTGAAGGACACACAAGCGCCTGTGTACGAGGTCTTGAAGGAAGACATAGTAGAGAGGATCAAGCACGTAAAAAAGGTCGTAAAGGCACCGGACGCGCCAGAGCATTGCTACGCGCCTGTGCCAGATGGAAAGAGTGGGAACCAAAAACTCGCAATAGGTTGCTCTTACTGTCACTTCAAACTTTCGTGTTATCCCCAGCTACGCGCTTTTGCTTACGCTTACGGGCCAAGATACTTAACAGAGGTAGCAAATGAGCCTAAAGTCCAAGAAATTAAGATTGCGTAAATCAAGCATTTACAGGTCAGGGCTAGAGGCTTCGTTTGCAGCTATAGCGCCAAAGCGTAAGTTTAAGTATGAACCATTTGATGTCCCTTACACTATGCACAGGAAGTACAAACCAGATTTCGTACATACGCGCACAGGGATACTTTTGGAACTAAAGGGCTTCTTCAGGACAGGCGATACAATGAAGTACAAAGCCATCAGGGACTGTATAGCACCTTACAGAGAGTTAATCTTTGTACTGTCAGATCCTAACAAGAAGCTACGCAAGGGCGCTAAGATGACAATGGGGCAGTGGTGCGAGAAGGAAGGATTTAAGCACTACACATTAAATGACTTTGACAAGTTGATGAAATATGTTGACTCACAATAAATACAGTTTAACCATGGATGAGATTAAGGAAAGAGTTTTGCAACGCTATGACCCTGATGACCTGATAGAATCCCTCGACATATCTAGTGAAGAAATACTAGACAGGTTTGAAGATAAATTAATAGCACGATTAGAACAATTTGAGGAAGAACTACAAGATGACACAAGACCAGACACAGACGAAGAAGACGAGTATTGATGATGAAAGTCCAGACGCATGGACTAGAATTAACAAGAAGTACGGATACCAAGTGCATTGGGACGAGGAAGAAGAAGACAACGCGCCAAATGACCATCCCTTGTATGGAGATAAGTTTGTGCATGACGTTTTTTCTGTTGAGTCTGCCCCTGCCTATATAGCTGAGTCTGCTCCTGACATGGTGGACAACCCACCCCACTACAACAATGGCAGTATAGAGTGCATAGAAGCTATAGAGGCAATGCTAAACAAAGACGAATACATTGGCTATTTACGTGGAAATGCGTTAAAATATAGGTGGAGATTTAGGTACAAAAAGAAGCCGTTTGAAGACCTACGTAAAGCACGCTGGTATGAAGATAGATTGATGAAGTTTTTGTTGGACAATCAAGATGCAGTATAAGACAGGCACTCAAGATTACCTTGGGATTACCATAGACTACGAAAGAGAGAAAGACCTAAATGACTTCTCTCTGAATACGCTGAAGGACAGATACTTCTGGCAAGACGAGACATACGCACAGGAAGCCTTTGCACGCGCCTCTGTGTACAGTGCTACCTATCACGGTGTCACTGACTTTGATCTAGCACAGCGCCTGTATGACTATGCCAGTAAAAGCTGGTTCATGTTCAGCACACCAATACTAAGCAATGGAGGAACGACTCGTGGCTTACCTATTAGCTGCTTTCTTAATTTTGTGCCTGATTCCAGAGGTGGTTTATCAGCTCACTATGATGAAAACATTTGGCTCACTTCCAGCGGGGGCGGTCTGGGTGGGTACTGGGGTGCTGTTCGCAGTAACGGTGTGGCTACTTCTAACGGGAGCCAATCAACTGGGAGCATCCCTTTTATGCACGTAGTTGACAGTCAAATGCTGGCTTTCAACCAAGGAGTAACAAGGAGAGGTGCTTATGCGGCGTATATGGACATCAGCCATCCAGAAATTGAAGAATTTATTGCTATGCGAAAGACTACTGGTGGGGATCTTAACCGCAAGTGTCTTAATCTACATAACGGCGTTAATATTTCTGATGACTTTCTTTATTCAGTAGAACATGACTTGCCGTGGCGTTTGATTGATCCTAAGTCAAAGCAGGCAATCAAAACAGTCCCAGCGCGGGACTTATGGTGGCAGCTAATACACACCAGAGCAGAAACAGGTGAGCCGTACATTGTCAACACAGATCGCTGTAATGAGTATCTACCACAGGAGCAGAAGGACTTAGGACTGAGTGTACGGCAGAGTAACCTATGTTCTGAGATTACCTTGCCCACTAGCGAGGAACGTACAGCGGTATGCTGCTTGTCAAGTGTTAATTTAGAATACTTTGATGATTGGAAAGAGGACGATAATTTTATAGCTGATTTAATCACTATGCTGGACAACACACTGGAGCATTTTATTGATAACGCAGTAGACGAATATCCACACAAACCTGTGGATACACTAGAGGAGTTTATGGGGTATGTCGGAGAAAATAAACAAGGCTTTGCAAGAGCCGCTTATAGTGCATATAGAGAACGGGCGGTTGGCCTTGGTGCGATGGGCTTTCATAGTTATCTTCAACGTAATGGACTCCCTTTCGCGGGAGTTTTCGCTGCATCATTTAATCATAGAGCCTTCAAACTCATCAAAGAACGAGCGACGGAAGCTAGTAAAGTTCTGGGTAGAGATCGTGGGGAAGCTCCTGATATGGTCGGCAGTGGTCGCCGTAACTCACATCTCCTTGCTATTGCTCCTAATGCCAGCAGCAGTATTATATGTGGTGGAACTAGCCCTTCGATTGAGCCTTCGCGTGCTAACATTTTTACGCACAAGACTCTGAGTGGCAGCTATCGTGTAAAGAATAAATACTTAGAGAAACTACTGGAGGAAAAAGGTCTAAACAATGAAGAAACATGGAAAACTATTTCTGCTGCTGAAGGCTCTGTTGCAGGGCTTACGGCGCTATCTGAAGAAGAAAGAGATACCTTTAAGACCGCGCCTGAGATCAATCAAATATGGGTTATTGAACATGCCTATAATCGACAGCCGTATGTGTGTCAGTCTCAGTCAGTCAATACATTCTTTGAGCCTCCAGCATCCAGTGCGCCACAGGAGACACACGACGAATACCTAGAGTATGTCAACAACGTACACTGGGCAGGAGCAAACAAACTAAAGTCTATGTACTACTACCGCACCACAGCGGCACGTAATGCAGAGAATGTCAACGTAAAGATACCAAGAATAAACCTAGAAGACGGGGAGTGCCTAAGCTGTGAAGGTTAAATTATTACTAGCAACATTACTACTAACTGGTTGTGCTTCTGATGGGGCACAGCGAAGCAAGTGGGACTATTACAAGCCTGAGCATGTCAAATGTAAATCTTATGAGATGAAACTTTGTAGACAGTTTGGCGCACATTTAATATGTGAGTGTGTTAAGAAAAGAGACTTTAGGGCTTACGTATGATAGAGGATAATGTCAAACACCCTATATATGATTGCTTGTATTATATATGGGAAGAAAACTTACTGACTTCCTATGAAGATTGGATCAAATACTATGAGGAGCAAGAACATGAGCAACAGGCTGTACAGCGCACTACGGGCCAGATATAAAGCACAGATAATTGAAGCTGAAGCTGACGTACTGAACTTCTTTGAGAACCCTGTAGCTGTCGCTGAACATCCACACATGGTTGACACTATGGACATACTGATAACGAAGCTGTCGGAAGCTGAAGACAAACTAGAGACACTAGAACTTAACTTTGGAGAACACTACGCATGATAGGACTTGAAAG